AGACGTTTCAACTTGGGAAGATCCTAAGATAATAATTCACAGTAATAATTGACATAAAATTTACTTCGTAACCGACCTGGGAGAACTGATTGGCATAAATGATCTAAAAAGAGATGCAACTATAGCTAGAAATTCAGCTGGGGCTAATGATTCGTATTATTATAATATCATCCCATCTAATGTTGTAAAATGTAGTTATCTTGTAGAGATACTGGAAGACAGGAGTCAACCTAAAATTTATATTGTATCTAAATATTACAGTAACTACAAAAATGATTATAACGTTAAAGGTGTTGTAGTAGGGAGTTCTATGTTGTCTGTTAAATTTTTCTATAATGACAACGGAGATATTATCCTTTCTATTGTTGCTTCTACTAGGTCTTCTTTAGTTTCTGTTAAATTACTATGTGGAGATTCTATGCCTTCTATAACTAAAATCGAAACCCCATCTGGACTAACAGGAATACCTATTTCTTAACAAAAAAATAGGTATTCCATGCTTCTGGGAGGACTCATGAATAATTTGAAGCTATTCCCATTTATGGGAAGGGGGGATATATCTGAAGGTGGTGATGCCAATGAACTTGAGTCAGGATATTATATCAATGGTAATTTTCGCAAATTAACAAACTCTCCATTTTCTTCTGGATGGGGAGGTATCGTTGTCTTTAAAATCAATTATTACACTCTACAAATTGCATCAGATATGAATACTAAAATTTTAAAAGTAAGACAGGGATGGAGTGATACTTGGGATGATTGGAAAACTGTTTCTTTGACATGATTTTCTTAAAAATCGAGAGCTGGGAGAACTGATAGGGATTGCTACGAAAGAAAATAAAGGCTTGAGCGATAGTGTTCAAGCCTTAAATTCTACGATTTATAGGATTTCTACCGGAAATAAGGAAACTGCTTTGTTTAAAGTTTGTGATTATGGCAGTAATATTAATCATATATTACATATATATAGCTCACCTAATGGCACATTGGATAGTTGCAACTATATTCGTGTGATCTTATCAGACATATATATTCGTAAATAAATTATTTGAAAAAGGATATAATAGTATCAGACTTTTTAAAGATAGAAAATCTTTTTATGTTTACGTTTATAGCAGTGTATGGACAAGAACCAATATTGAGGTTTTTTCAGAGAACCCAGATCTCTTCTATTTCACAAACGTGACGGATGAAATCAGTATATCAGATTTGGAAGAAATCTCTATATCTTGAAAAATATAGCGGTTTATTCAGATATTTATTACCTTTGCACCGCATATGGCGTTGTGCATATCAGGATCGGGTGGCACCGGCTTGTACCGGACCACCCGTTTTTTAATCCTATGTCAACGAAAAAGTTTGCCATTTACCCCAACTACCGACCCAATATAGCCTGATCTTAATCAATTCCCCCGAATAGGTTGCTTGAAACCCTATTTTTTGAACATCATTTGTCCCTATAAATATAACAGCATTTTGCCCATCACCACTTTCGAATGGAGAATTAGATGTTGATTTAGTTGTTTTCCGAATCCCATTCCATGTAAATGTATTGTAATCTTCAATGGGATTAACATCTCTATCGAAGAACTGTTCCATAGGCATTAGTCCATCTTTCTTGGCTGTAGCAACACCAATCAGTTCTCCCAGAAGTACAAAATATAAGAGCTTAAGTTATAATTTCTATACAAAAACACCTTCGTATTTTGCCCATTTTCCCCAATTATCTCCTAATTTTTGTCTTATATAAAAAACATTATCATTCATCGGAATGTATATTTGAGTTATAAACAAACGCCCAAAAACCAATAATCCTCCCCATGCCCTATGACCGTTAGGGGTATCTCCGTCAGTTAATCTGTCGTCAATAGTATAATATCCAACCTCAGTTGCCGATGCAAATGATGTTGGATATCCTTTATCTCCTAACATTTGATTTATTCCCAAAAGTTCTCCCAGGTCAGTGCTATATCTTTTGTCACGTCAAGATATTGGTACTTCAATCGCCCCACTAGGAATAGCATTGATTGATTCTATTTTGCTCGTGTTCACAAGACCTAATCGTGACACTATTATTTTCGCATACCAATTAGCTTTTATGTAAAAGCAAAATCTTTCTGTATCAACTGTATAATACATATTAATGTTACTAATTTTGGTTCCGTTTATCAATTTACAAAAGACTTTATTTGCATTCCATCTAATCATAGACACTGCGACTGAGAACGAGTCTCCACCAACATTTGTAACACTAATTACAGACTCATTTATTGATCCGGCATTTGGCATAAATACACTAATCTTACAATATTGATTATTATCTTTAGATAATTCTAAAGGTACCATACCGGAACTCATCAACCCGCTTTTATTTGATGTTGCATTCCCAATCAGTTCTCCCAGATCGCCAACAGGCAGAAAATCTTGTCTAAATTCCTACCTGTGTGAGCGTACTAATATCTATATCTACTTTAGTTGCTGAAATGGCATTATCCATAGAAACACGATTGGTAAAATATATCAAAGCTCGTGAGAATACAGGCATATATACATAGTAGTTATGATCTCCATCCTTGTATATTTTCAGCAAATTAGGACCAATACTCTTTACAACGGACAGTCCTTTAACGTGATGTGATACAAAAGAAAAGATGTCTGCGTTCTCGCTATTCCCTTCTCCAATAATATCAAAAGTAACGTTTATATCTTTAGGATAATTCAGTTTGTATAAAGCCCCTTCTCCTAGCATGTGATTTACCAAAAAATAGTTTTCATTTAACTGAAGTTCTCCCAGAAGGATTTGTATCAATGACTTTTGTATTACAATATTATTTTAAATGTTTATTGGTCTATATATCGTTTATTCTGTTCTTTTTTTCATATAATGATTCTTTTTTAAATATTTGTTATAGCTTTGCTATGACAATTAATAATGTTTTTTCATTTATTAATTTTTGAATGCCGTGAGGTATTTTAATTAATAAAAAGATTTGTGTATGGAATTGGGCAGGATTGGCGAATCCTGCCTTTTTGATACCGTACGTCAACTACATAATAATTCGGGCAAAACAAAATTTATATATTTGTAGCATCTATATTGAATTAAACATTATTCTAAATCACTAAAAGAGTTTACTGATAAAAATATCTAGATGCTATCGTTCGTGATGAATAATGGCATCTTTTTTACAAATGTTTTTTTTCACAGACCATTTTTTTATAGATATTATACATCTTTACTTGCGAAAGTGGGGGTGTATTTTTTATTGGCTAAATTTTGCAGCTTGGAACAGAGGATGCATCTTTGCGGAAAAATGGATAAAATCAGATACCGTGAAGCCTATTTGAACCAAAGGAAAATCTACCTGAAGACCAATGTTTACCTCAAACCGGAGTGCTGGAGCCGTGAGGGGGCACAAGTCATTAACCACCCCCAATCTAACGAACTCAACGCAATGCTCTATGAATACATCCTGTATCTGCAAGGCATAGAGTTGGGGTATTGGAAGCGCGGAATACCTGCCACACTCTCACTACTGAAGGATGCTGTCAAGAAGAAAAGTACGGTGAATGTCAGCTTCTCCACTTTCGCCAAATCAGCCATTGACAATTCGGACAAGAAACAGTCCACCAAGGACAACCTGCACTCTACACTGGCGGTCCTGAATGATTTCCGTTCCGGATTGGACTTCAAGGATCTTACCTATACATTCCTTCGTGATTTTGAGCAATACTTGAGAGAAAAGGGCAATGCGGTCAATACGATAGCCAAGCACATGAGACAGCTCCGTACCTTGGTCAATGAGGCAATCAACCAGGGATATATGCACGCAGATTCTTATCCGTTCAGAAAGTACAAAATCAAACAGGAGAAAGGCAGACATGAGTTTCTTACCCCGGACGAGCTGAAGAAGCTGGAAACGGTCGAGGTGGAAGAGGAATCCATGCGCCATGTGCTCGATGCCTTCCTGTTCTGCTGTTATACCGGATTGCGCTATTCTGACTTCTGCCAGCTCACACCTGAGAATTTCATTAGGATAAACGGCAAACGGTGGCTGTACTTCAAATCCGTCAAGACAGGGGTGGAAATCCGTCTGCCGTTACATCTGCTGTTTGAAAGCAGGGCATTGGGCATTCTTGACCGTTATCCGGATATCGGAAGTTTTGCCGCTTTGCCTTGTAACTCGGAAGTGAATAAGCAGCTTCGAAAGCTGGCCGGATTGTGTGGTATCAAAAAACGGATAACCTACCATGTGAGCCGTCATACCTGTGCCACCCTGCTGGTTCATCAGGGGGTGGCTATTACCACTGTGCAGAAACTGCTCGGACATACTTCCGTAAAGACCACACAGATTTATTCGGAGGTACTTTCCAGCACCATTGTGCGTGACTTGAAAAACGTTCAAAAGGGAAAAAGAAAAGTAAAGATGTTTCCCGATAAAGGCTTGAGAACATCTGGTTTTATAGACAACCGGTAGATTTCATGAATCCTATTTGTTTTCTATTAATATTGTGACTCTTTAATTTCTTCGGATAATCGAAATTTTGCTCCTGATTATTTTTTTCAATATGGATTGAATATGGAATAGTTTTCACTATCTTTGCAGTGTAACCAGGAGCTTGATGGCAATAAATATTGTCATCAGGCTCTTTTTTTATTGTCTATCTGTCGAATAATGGAATCCCCCGTCTGGCTTCACAGTCTGACGGGGGGAGGTTAAATCCAATCAATAATAGTTTTGAAAGAATCAGGTCAACAAAGTATTGACAAAGATAGTGAAATATGAATAGTAAGCAATATGGATATGGATTTATTTTGCATATATATAAATTCTCGGCGTTTTTTTCAGGAAAGATAGGACAGTTGAGAAATAAAGGAAACAGGATGAATAATTTATCATATAATAATTAAACGGTGAATGTAATGGAGATAGATATTGCAAACATTATTAGTGCTGCCGGAACATTGCTGGCAGCTTATTTCGCCTATAATCAGTATACCAAAAACAAACTGACTGATTTAAAAGTGGAATATTTTAAAAAAGAAGAGGAAAGAAGAAGTTACCACCGCAGCGAGAACTCCGCCAAGGTGTTCGGTGAGCTGTGGCGTGTACTTTATGAAACGAAAGCAGACAGGGTATATATCGTACAACCCCATCCTTTAGGGCATATAGCTTTTCTTTCGGTGCAGTTCGAGGTAAAACGAAAAGGTATAGCCGGGATGCGTGAAAACATCCAATCACTTCCCATGAGTGAAGTGGCCGTTTTTGCAGAAAATCTCGCAAAGAATCTTTTCATGTTCTATTCAGATATTGATAACCAGGTTAAGGATAAGGTTGCCAAATCTCTATTATCAACAAATGGATGCAACAGCGTCGCTATTAAACGGCTTAATTCATCTCAAGATTGGGTTGGAAATATCTTTTGTGAGTTTACAGATGAAACAGATTTGAATGAAGATGAACTTCATAAGGTCTTGCATGAAGCAGCAGTTAACATACAATATATCCTACCGGAATTCAAAGAAAATAAAATCGAATAATTATAATTAATGAGTAGTATGGCTGACGTAAGAAAACTTGCACCGTTTATCCTAAAGTGGGAAGGCGGTTTTATTGATGATCCTGATGACTTGGGCGGAGCTACCAATATGGGGGTGACTATCGGAACCTATGAGGCATATTGCCGAAAGAAAGGATATTCCAAGCCTACAGTTGAAAGATTGAAAAATCTCACAAAAGAGGAATGGACGGAAATCTTGAAAACCATGTACTGGGACAGATGGAAGGCTGATGAGATAAAATCGCAATCAGTTGCTGATATATTGGTTGATTGGGTCTGGGCATCCGGTGCGCACGGAATTAAGATTCCTCAACGCTTGCTTGGTGTTACAGTGGATGGCATTGTAGGTCCCAAGACCATTGCCGCAGTTAATTCCCGTAATCCGCGTGAACTGTTTGACCAGATCAAGATTGCACGGTTTGATTTTATCGAGGATATATGCCGGAAACGCCCAGCAAACAACAAGTTCAAACGGGGGTGGATGAACCGCATAAATGATATCTCTTATGTTGGTTAGAGTTATGAACTGGGTAAGCCGGCATATATTGCTGGCTCCTTTCATGTGTCTGTTCCTGCTGTTCGGATCATGTGGCAGCTCGCATAAATCTGTCAAGTCAGACACTAAGATTATACAGAAAGATAGTACACGTGAATCTGTCAACATCGTATACGGATCAAGTACGTCTTTGAGCGAACTCATTACCACTAATGGCAACTATGTAATTGATTTCCGTATCTATGATACCCGAAAACCACCCGATAGCCTGACCGGGAAACCTCCGTTATTGGCAGACGGTCATGTGGAAGGTGATTTCAGCAAGAATAGAAAGAAGGAAACAGTAGTCAATGACTGTACAGAGATGAAAGCTGACAAGGAAACCACTTCCGGTATTCATGAGAAAACCAAGACTGAAGGGGTAAAGGAGAAAAAAGAATCCACGCTGTTTAAACAAATCGGTTTTGTCTGTGCTTGTGTAACCGTTTTGATTGTCGTTATGCTGATAGTAAAACATTGGCGCAACAGACAAGCTTCATCATAAGACTTTAAATTTATAAATTGAACTATCCCAGTGATGAGTTGGAATGTGGTAAAAGCAACAAGACATTTATATGTATGTCGGATTCCTCTTGTGATTATTGTAAGGATTATATCTTCATACATATCATTATTGTTGCTTTTCTTGTAAATACTATTTCTTATTTGTAAGTTTGCGAAAAATAAGAATATGGCTAAGTTTTATGATATAACAGAATGGAACGAAAAACCCTTTTTTAACACTAAAGGTACACGCAATAAATGTGTGGTTAGTAATCCTGAAGATGACTGTGTATATTTTTTCAAAACCTCTATGTTGAAAGAAGGTAAAGATTACAAACCAGAGTTCTGGTCTGAAATTATATCTTCAGAAGTAGGTCGTTCTTTAGGATTTGATGTATTAGAATATAATATAGCAAAACATGAAAGTGAAATAGGATGTATTTCTAAGTCCATGAATACCGAAGAAGAATGTTTGACTGAGGGGGTGAGTATATTAACTGGCTATGATAATACTTATAAGCCTGAAAATAAAGAATCATATTCAGCTTATACCTTTCATTTTATAAAATCGGCAATCGAAAGTTTCAATTTGGGTGAACAGATAGAAGATATCATAAAAACTATCATTTTTGACAGCATTATTGGGAATAGTGATAGGCATCAAGAAAATTGGGGATTTATTACGCCATACAAAGAAACCGAATTGACTAATGAAGAAGCAAACCATATCTTTTCTAAATTAAAAGATCGTTTTAAGCAAATAAAGGATTTTTTATCTAAAAACGAAGAACTCAAGAACCCGAACGGACATGTAAAAATGAAAATTCTCAAAATGGAAGGTAGGTATTCTCCAATATATGATAGCGGTTGTTGTTTAGCTAGAGAAAAAAGTGAAGACGCAGTAAAGCAGATGCTAAATGATGATATAATGTTTGATAGTTTTATCAATCGAGGTAAATCTGAAATAAGATGGGGAAACGATGGAATCAAATTGAATCATTTTGAGCTTATAAAAAATATAAGAGTCGAATATCAAGAAATAGTTGATAACATAATAAATAATGTTATATCTTTGTATGATGAAAACAAAATACGTGATATAATTTTTAATATAGATAAAGAACTTCCAAATGATTTGAGGAAAGAATATGGTTTATCCTCTTATCGTAAGGAGCTGATATTTAAACTGATAAAAGAACGCATTTTGAGATTAAAAAACATTATATTATGAAGAGATATATAAAGCGCATCTATCTAATCTGGAGACGTGGCAGAAATGACAGTCGAATAAAGATAGGTAAAATAACTCGAAATCAGACTGAAGGAGTTAGGTTTGAATATATATCTGATGGAGTAAAAGAAGCTTTAGAAAAAGGCTTTAATATGTATCCTGACTTTCCAAACCCAGAAGTTGTATATAAAAATAATGTTTTAGAGGTATTTGCTCAACGCTTAACTAATACGGAGCGTTCCGATATACAAAAATATTATAATTATTGGGAGATTAACCCTAAATTGAAAGAGAATAAATACTACGTACTGGCTCAAACTCAAGGATTGTTATCAACAGATAATTTTGAATTTTTGGCAGAATATTACCCTGTTCGTGATTTAAAATTTACTAGTGAGGTTTGCGGGCTGACAAGAAGACAGTTACCTAGTGGAATATTAAAGGAAGGGGATATACTCGAATGGAAGTTGGATAAGAGAAATTTGTATGACAAATATGCAGTGCAACTCTTTAAGGATGGTATAGATATAGGATATGTTAAAACTGTGCATAGTAAGGTTTTTCATGATTCGAAATATAAACTTTTTAAAGTTCAAGTAAAGAGTGTAGAACAAAATGGACATCTTAACAGAGCGTTTATTTCAATTACAACAATAGATAAAAAGCATTCTAGATCTTATTGAATACAATCTTCCTGACGACATGTTGACATACGGTTTCTTTTCATGCTTTTGCCAAAAAAGCAGTTCATTTGGGTAAAGAAAATACTTAACAATAGGTAAATATTCACAGGGAGAATTTCAATTGGATAGATGTGCAAAAATTCTCGATTGTGGAAAATATCTTAATTCAATGATATTAGTGATAAAGCAAGACTGGAAGAAATTCTACGTTTTAATCCGACTATTGAACAGCTAAGATTATTTAGGGAGAATAGAAAAGGCAGCCAAATAAGCTGCCTTACATTTACCCTTTCATCATATCGGGGTTAAAAACATAATCAATAACCCTACTGTTAACATCATTAATTACGGAAAAATCTTTTTTTATGTATAGATCTGTCATTCTGTTCTCTTTATCTACATGATTTAGTGCTTCTCCTACTGTACCTTTGTCCACTTTTAAATCGTTTCGTGCGATGGAAGCGAAAGAATGCCGGGCTGCGTAAAATTCCAAATCTTCAATGCCAAGAACTTTCCCTATCTGTTTCAAACCTACATTTATGGCAACATTGAGTCTGCCATAAGTGGAATACTTTTTATATAACCTAAAAACTCTTTCTTCGGATACGTCCTTATACTTTTCGTATATGGGCAATATGAAGGGATGAATGTTAACGCTTATTTTTGCTTTATCAGTCCTTCTTGTTGCAGTTTTTGCCCTGTTGTATGTGATTGTAAGCGTTCCCTTGCTTTCGCTTATAGTGTCACAAAGAAACAAATCTGCCGAGTTCATACCCATCAAGCAAAAGGATAATATAAACATATCCTTTGCAAAATTAAATCTGCAATCCTTCTCCTTTTTATCTTTAGTGAGTATATATGGCAGGTTGTATATGGCTCTGATAGTATCTGCGTCCAAAGCTCTTTCGCGGGTACATATTATATTAGGTATAGAATACTTGGTAAATGGAGACCATGGTATCTTTATGTCCCCTGCTTCTTCATCATTATATTCTTTTTTAGCTTCGTTATGCAAATGCCTGATTGCTCCCATATATAAAGAGAGTGCACGTCTTTGACCGAGATGTTCTTCATACGATTTCAAGAATTTGTAATTTATCTCCTTAAAATCCAATTTCTCCCGTCCCAGGAATTTTGTTAAAGAGTTTACCATGCAGGAATACACATTGATTCCATGCTTCTCTCTGTTCTCATCTATCCATTTGCGGGCGTAGGAAATGAAGTCTATTTTTAGAGATGATTCATCAGTTTTGGTTATATGCTCCACAAGTTCTGTTATATCCATATCGTTTATGAGCAATGACAACAGGTTGCACTTGCTCCTATATATGGATATGATGTTATTTAATTCATCTAAGATGGACTGATTTTTGATTTTAAACCCCTTGGTTATATCTTCTTTCGTAACATATATGGAAGTGGGAATCCTTTTAAGCTTCCTATTGTGTGTGACTCTTATCTTAACGTTGTAAGTGCCATCTATTCTTTTCCTATCTTTAAATATTTCATATTTGAATGTTGCCATAATCGTGTATGTATGTTGAAACTATGTTGAAACAATTTCACGCAAAAGTAACTCTTTGGCGCAAAAGTGACAAATAAAAATTTTGTTTACATGAGAAAAAAACTTTCCCAAAAGCTTTGTATTATTGATTTTCTATGTATCTTTGCATCGTTATTATTTCTCGGGGTATTAGCTCATCTGGCTAGAGCGTTAGACTGGCAGTCTAAAGGTGGCGAGTTCGAGTCTCGCATGCTCCACTTTACAAACCTCTCTGTTTCAGAGGGGTTTGTGCTTTCTTAAGCTTCTCCAGTTTTCGTTTTTGGATAAAAAAAAGACAGTTTGTGCCACTTTTGGCAAAAAGAACTTGTCTAAAACGAATCCAGAACAATTATGACAACTCTTAAAGCTGCCGTTGTTCCGGCCAAGGTGCTGAAAAACGGCAAACACAGAATTCGTATAGCAATTGGTCATAAACAGGAAACAAGATACATCGTTACCCGATTTGAAATAGATAATACTGCTAATTTTAAGGGAGGGCAGGTGGTAGGTGTTCCTGATGCTGCACATGTCAATGCTAAATTACGTGGAATACTTAATTCATATCAGGATGCCTTGGATAAAATAAACACATCATCCTATACTTGTACCCAACTTGTCGAATACTTGTCCTCGGTAAAGCAGGGAGCTATCTCTTATAGTGTTGCTTCGGCTGACTATATGCAGAATTTGATTAAAGAGGGGAGAAGGACCACTGCTTCCTTATATCAAAGGGCGAGTGATTACTTCATTGAGTTTGTCAAATATGATATAATGCTTGATGGAATTACTCCCCGGACCATAAAGGACTTTGACATTTATCTAAAGAATGTCCGAAGGCTGGCTCCTGTTACTTGTGGTATGCACATGGCACATTTGAAGGCAATAATCAATCAAGCAATAAGGGATAAAAAAGTATCATATGACACGCATCCTTTTGAATATTATGAAAGACCGGCAGGAATGCCTAAAGAGCGTGATATCTCGGTAGCTGACGTAAAGAAGATAAGGGATGCGGAGATAAAAGAGAAGTCTCAGCGTGTTGCCAGGGATGTGTTCATGCTTTCGTATTATCTAGGAGGTATCAATCTGATGGACTTGATGCAATACAATTTCAAAGATTCGAAAATTATGGAATATGTACGTGAAAAATCAAAAAACACAAAGAAAGGTGATATGAAGATCAGCTTCACTATTCCTGAGGAAGCAAAACCGATTATCAAAAGATGGATGGGGCGTAATGGAAAGCTTGATTTTGGTTATAAATACTCTTATCCTAATTTTCGTAACTATGTAACAAAAGAAATTATAAGGCTAGGGGAGAGGCTGGAGATAGAATCGCATGTCGTATATTATTCAGCTCGTAAATCCTTTGTCCAACATGGTTTTGAGCTGGGCATACCATTGGAAACTTTGGAGTATTGTATAGGCCAAAGCATGAAATCCAACAGACCGATCTTTAATTATGTCAGAATTATGAGAAAACATGCTGATGAAGCCATAAGAAAGATTTTAGATAATCTAAAGTGAGGATTTAAGAACTAGAGCGATTGCTTCGGCAGTCGCTTCCTCTTTTTCTTTGTCTATCTCTGAGTTTAGCCGTTCTATCAAGTCCATACTCCCTGTGACAATCGTTTTTGTGCCCTCAGAGGAAGAAATTGTAAGTTCATAGTGTCCATAGCCTATAAACTTTTTGGATAGCTGATAAGTGGTTGGGGGGGGAATTTTGACATATGAGAATTGCGTTAGCAGCAGAAAAAGAAAACGGTTCCGCTTTCCCGTTGCGTTACATTCCGTGATCGAAACAGTGGATACATTAATATTCCACACGGGGGTCAGAACCGTATATGAAGAAGCTACAGGCAATAATAATCGTCTGTAGCTCAATACGAGACAACGCCTCGATCACTTCAAAATGTAACGCAATGCAAAGATAAGGTTTTTATTCGATTCTACAATAAAACCGTCCCTACTTATCACAAGCCGGAACGGTTCAGATTAGTTTCGTTTTTGACAATCTACTTCACATTTTATTGAACAAAATACTAATGGATTTGCCTATTTCTAAAAATATTTGTTGTCACATTATTACGTATTACAAAAAAGGAGGGGCATCGTGCATTACGACACCCCTCCCAAACTTTTATTATGAGATTAGCTCTACTCCAAAATCACAGGGCAAAAATACGCAAAATTCTATTCTTTCTCCAGTTGAATATATAATTTGTTCAAAAAGTCAAAGGCAGCTTATTCGGCTGCCTTAGTTTTTTATCTTACCAAGTTGCATTAATGGCATTTCGGAGATGATTAAAATCCAACTTCCTGTCTCTATTTTTTCCAATTCTTCTTCCTAAAAAGCGGTTTACTTCCGAAATCCGACTTATCTGTTCTCTTAAATAAAAAACGGAACCTTTCACTAGTTGTACTCTAATAGGGCATTTGAATTCTGTTTCCAATAACAATAAATCCGAAAGAAAAACAACATCTTCCGCTTCTATTCGTTTCATGATTTCTATAAACTTATATCTATAATCGTCATTATTTGAAATCTTTGCATAATGATTTATAGATTCCATTAAAGGATAATCATTCTCAATTGTATATTCGTCTTTTATCATAATAAAATTTTCTGTAAATAAAGAAACAATTATTTATTATCTATCCTAAGCTGTTTAAATTTATTTATGTTATATATGTTTGCCTACCAATGGCTTTAAAACTTGAGCAAAATGCTGCTCTATTGCAGGCATCATATCTTCCATATCACGATTGAATTCAATTACATGAAGTTTTAATTTAAGTGATAAATTATTCCCCCAATGACAAAGTTGTAATCCCTGAGTAGCAGCTGTTTTAAAGTACCCTAAATGTTGAACAATCCTGCTATAGAAATTCTTTTTGACCTTTCCGACATATAAATAATTGCTTGTAGCACAATATGTTTTTTTTATAACCGGAACAGCCCTATGGTTATCTTTTCTAGAATAGTCCTCCAGTGCATTGACAAGGTCTGACTGGTTAGTATTAGAAGTTATTTCAAACCAATAAACAGCAGGTCCTTTAATCTCCTTTAGAGAATCAAATTTTTTCTTGTACGCTTCTGACTTGGTGATGTCTACAGTCAGATACTGATTATCTAATTCAGAACAATCAAAATCATAACTATATTCTTTTGCTCCATGATTTTTTATAAATTCCAGACTTTTAATGGATTGATCTATAAATTTTTTTAAATTTTCATCCATAGATATTCTCTTTTATAAAGTAAATATTTAGTTTTTCGTAAAATACTCAACCCCAAAGGATAGCGATAGATAAAATTCGGTTTTAATAAAAAGATTTATCCGGCATACAAGGTACTCTGACTGCAAAAGTTTCAGACCTTAATATTGAGTAATGTTACTTTCAATATTTCCATAAGTGCTGGTTCTAATTTAAAATCGGACAAGTCCCAATATTCATGCTTCCTTATCTGGTGCCCCGGGTCAACCGGATGATTTAACCGAATTACTGCTTTCAAATAAAAATCGGCATATAAAGGCGTATCACCACGTTCTATTTTTTCAACTATTCCAATATGGGTTATTGCTGAATCAGGTGCACCTAAATATAAACCGACATAATAGGCATCCTTAACAGGAACAGCACGTGAATCTCCACCAAAACTAATGCATAAATTACCAAAGTTCTCTTTAAAAAAGTCATCATTTATGCCTCTAACAATGACTAAGGTATCATCTTCTACATTCATAGTGTTTATTTTCAAGTTAGCAGTACAAACTTACAATAATGCCCCGACTTATGCAAGCCGGGGCAGTCCAATTTATAAATTTAAAGTCTTATGATGAAGATTGTCTGTTACCCCAATGTTTCCGTACCACCAACATGACGACAATCAAAACGGTTACACAAACACAGGCAAAACTGATTTGTTCAGGCAGCGTGGATTCTTTTTTATCCTTTACCTCTTCAGTCTTAGTTTCCTCATGTTTGGTGGAAGTGGCTTCCTTATCAGCTTTTACCTCCGTACTGTCATTGACTACAGTTTCCTTCTTTTCATTCTTATTGAAATCACTTTCCACATGACCGTCAGCCAATAACGGAGGTTTCCCGGTCAGACTGTCGGGCGGTTTTCGGGTATCATAGATACGGAAATCAATCACATAGTTGCCATTAGTGGTAATGAGTTCGCTCAAAGACGTACTTGATCCGTGTACGATGTTGACAGATTCACGTGTACTATCTTTCTGTATAATCTTAGTGTCTGACTTGACAGCCTTATGCGAGCTGCCACAGGCAAACAGCAGGAACAGACACATAAAGGGAGCCAGCAAAATATGCCGGCTTACCCAGTTCATAACCTTAGCCAACATAGTCTACAACTTAAGAACTTGCATCCTGTTATTCCCATCAGCCCGGTAACTGACATGAACCCATGCAAAATCAGACTCATCAATCAACTGATCAAAGGGTAGGTTCTTTCGGATATACTCAAACAACAACTTGTTTTGCAGTCTGTCCCCAGTGTCAATATCAGCAGCTTCCCCCTTCATGTGCTGCGAGGTTTTGCTTCCCTTGACAGCTGCATTAAGTTCCGGACAGCGATAGCCACTGTTTACTGTTATAGGCTTTCCCCACCATGTGCGTAACGGGTCCAGTACGTTATCCACCAAGGCAGTCAGAGCAGTCACATGCTCCTGTCTGCATCTGTTGTTGATACCCAAGCGGTCAGCTGTTGTTGACTTGCAGAGTTCCGCAATCGTAAAAAACTTCATTTCTTATCCTCCTTTTTATTTTCGTTGTCAAATAGTATCTGAGCCATGATCTTGGCAATATCATCCTTGTTCTCGATGATCACACTCATTGTCTTTTCTGCTTTGCGCAACTCCGCTTTTTCCCATGATTTTTCACGAACTGATTTAAACTCACAGAAAATGCAGTAACCCGTCCAAATCATTGAAAAAACAGGAAAGGGGATAACCACACAGCATAACAGATCAATGAAGCACAACTCTATAAATGGAGTGAAATACTTCTTCGCCTTGATGGCTGTTTTCTTATACCCCGTGGATGTTCTTGCCTCCCCGCGTTGTTTGGCCTTCATTATTCCTGAGACCAGATCCACGAACATTGCGCCGATAGTGGCTGCGATACACAAGGCTATCAGTACAATGTGTATCATCATGTGCTCGTTGATAAAATTGTAAATTACGTCTTTCATTACTTTGTCTTGATTATAAAATATATTGTTCCAAAGATATGTCTATTTACTTGCGTCATTGTTGCAGAATTACTTAAATCCATTGCCACGATATGACAATAAAAAAGACAAGAAAAATTAATTATAAAGCTTTCTGCTAAACCCAATAGTAGAAATCTAGTAGAAATATTAACATACAAACACTTATTTCTACTGAATATCTACCACTATTCAATAAAATGATATTATCAATTGATATTCAGCTTATCATCCAAGTTCCGGCGGAACTTAGGCTAAAAACAGGAGATATTATGGCAAAAATGCATAAACTGACGAAGGGCGGACAAACCATATTCCCAGCTACCATCTATGATGCGGTGGTCAATCCCCAAACACGCAAGAGCCTGACAGCGGAAATAGCTGAATTGGAAAGTTCCTTGAATGGTGGTGATACCGGATATATCAAGCTTAATATCCAATCGTGGGTAACAGGCCAGTGGACGGGAGAAGGATCATCATTGACTCATAATGATAACTCTTCTTATAAACGTAATACTGAGGTGAGTACTCTTATTAAAAGAGGCGCAGTTTTAACAATGTATGAAGCCTCCGGAAAACAAGTGAAAATGAATGGTTATGGTATTACATTCAAGTTCAGAGATTCCGCAAAAAACAAGGTAGAATGGAGATGGTATGAATCCGGTAATGGTATCCAGATTGGGAATACTGATGCTGTTGAGATTTATATGACTGTTGCATCATCCGGTATAGAGTCTTTGAACGGGTTTGTAATTAAGGGAGCTTATGTGAAAGGAGCCGGGGATAAAATCAGTGAGCTGACAGAAAATGTGGAATCTTTGGAACGATCTACGGCTGACAATATAGAACATATATCCAATCTTGACGAATCGGTTAATGGTGGCAATATTGGACGCATATATATTAATGAGAATGATCTGGTTACCGGACGCTGGACAGGTGAAGGGAAAAATCTGAAAGCAGATTCGATGGAGGGATATTTGCGAACGAAAGAAATATATGACATAAACTTGAAAGCCGGTGACTTGGTTTCTGTATATGACAAGACTGGAAAACAAGTGAAAGCCAACAGTCTCGGACTGAATATGAAGTTCAAAAACTCGACTAATACATCATCCATCATCTCCTATCAGGACAGCGGTACTTATTACAAGCTCAATGAGGATGCGACGCAGATGGCATTTTTTGGAACTTCGTCGGCCGTTGAAAAGATTACCGGTTACTTTTTCAAAGGATTTCGGGTTAAAGGCTTTGACGAAAAAATCAGTGATGTAGATGAGTCTATTCACAAACATATTAATGATGTAAAAATCACTGATTTTTATCATTCTCTTAAAATACTTTTCATCGGTTCTTCCTTTGGAGTTGACACGATTAATTACGTTGGAGATATAGCGCACAGTTATAATTTTAATATTGTTATCGGCAACCTTTATGTTGGCGCTTCTGGTATTAAGGATTATATAACATTTTATGAGTCCGACCGCAAAATATCCTACTATAAGTGGGGGTTGAATGCCACTGTCTGGGAGAATGGCACCAGTACGGTAAAAGAGGCTTTGTCCGACGAAGCGTGGGATTTTGTGATAATCCAAAACGGAGCATATCAATCCGCAGATGAGTCAACCTATTGGGATCAGGACGAGAAAGGGAATATTACCAAGAACTATGTGAGTCTGTTTGCTGACATCATTGATAGATGTTGCCTGTTCTCGCATCCTGTAATCTGTTTTAACATGACATGGGCGTACAGCGTATATCATACGCTCTCATCATCGCAAGGATCGAAGGACAAGTGGCTGAGTTTCGGTATTAATCAAAAGCAGAGGCAGCTGGGTATGTATACGGAATTGTGTCGCTTGGCTCAAAAGGTATTGCAACATTGCCCGGAAGTAAAATTCGTCATCCCTTCCGGAACAGCCGTACAAAATGCCAGAGGCACGTCTTTAAGGGCCGATACGACCATACAGGGAGTTGTGTCTCAATCCAATCCGGAAACGGGCACTCCTGTTACAACCGTAGTCCCAACCATAGAAGAGGCTGAATCAATGACTGACTTGAATCAGGCTGCGGTAGATTATCCATTCATGGCCGGTAAGGATAATAACTTCATGAACTGGCATTATGGTACAGATTTGAGCAGGGACTGTCTGCACATGACAGAAGGGATCGGAAGATATCTTGTAGGAGGAGCCTTATGGCAGATGATTGGTTATAAACTTAGTCACTTAAACTTCTTAGGAAATACATACCGGACGACTAAGGAAGACAAAACGAATTACAGAATCATAGCGGTTACTGACAGAAGAGCTAATATCGCTCAAAAGTGTGTGATTGCCGCATTGGATAACCCGTATGGGGTTTCAGACATTACGGAATAAAACATATACTTATGATACGAGAACTAATCATCAGAATAATGATCCATCTGTCCGTTGAAGTGCATCCGGATGCGGAATGGTTTTAAGCATAAGGGCTGACCTACACCAAGATCAGCCCTTACGTATTATAGTTATCGTTAGCGTTATTGTCGGCCAGACCTGAAAAATATACCAACGGACCAGCAGATTAAATCTTGTTGATCCGTTGGTAACAACTTAAACGACAAAAAGTGGAAAACTATACTTATTATTCATCATTTATATGGATTGCATCTAATTTAAAGGCATTCGTATTTTTTTTCATTTGGTACACTTTTATATCAGGATTTAGTTTTTTAGCAATCTTGATTAACCCACTTTCTTTTTCGTTAATGTTTACCCCTAAATATATGGATTCAAAACATTCTCCTCCAATTCTAGGAAAAGCTCTTACCTCTTTTCTGTCTATTAGATCACTTTTATTATTTGAGTCAGGTAACATAATCCATGGAAAAGGCTTGAAAATAAACATACGTGCTTCTTGTTCATGTTCCCAGACTTTAGCTTTTGTACACATTTGATAATGAAAGAAATCTTCTTCGTTTTGGAAGTAATCCGGTTTTTCAATAATATCACGATATTGGACTTCATGAGCATGTTTATCAACTATCAGTCCAAGTGATGCATCGAAATATTTAGCCACTTTCTCCATATTCAAGCCAATACAAACTCCTCTATGATTATTATAATAGGCCCACATCAATAACGAATCAAAGACTTTTGACAAGCAGCATACCCAGACGTCCTCCCGATTCCTTCTATATTGGTCAAATGCAAGCGATTCAATAATATCCGATGTCCATGTTTTACACCTTTCAGAAGGTACTTTAGAGAAGTCTATTAAATTTGGATCGCAGTCGAAAGGTGTAGATACTAATTGAAAAGTGCGCTGTATTCTAATTGAAAAGAGCTCCATCCATAACTTGTTACAAAATTACTATAA